AAAATTACGGTTACATTGAGCGCTTAAACCATTTCATGGATAATTTATCACGAACTAGACAAAAGCGCTTAGAAGCTAAAATATGAGGTGTTAAATATGGGATATTACGACACAAAAAATGAAGCTAGGCGAATCAGTAAACTTGCTAGTCAAAATATATCGAGTGAGCAAAACAAAAAAGAATTTGAATTAGATAGCCAAAGCAAGTTTAATCAGGAAATGCAAGCTGAGTTTCACGAAAGAATTAAAAAATTAGGAGAAAAAAATGGTAGTTAAAGTCTTTGATGCTTATATTGAAGGCGAAAAAAAAGCAACCGGAACAATTGACGAGATAGCCGATTACTTTGATCTTTCCCGCAACTCTATCTCATTATGGATAAAGAATGGGAAAGACCCTAAAAAAGCTAATCATAAATATAAGCACGCTATTTTAAATAAAGAAAAAACTAAAGAGCTTATAGAACAAAAGAAAAAAGAAGGGCGCAAACTTCCAGCTTCTGTTTATGATTATTATGACAAAGGGGAATTCATAATGACAGGAACTGCTCGAGAAATTTCCCAATTTTTAAATATTAGCAAAAATAACGTATATTCATATATCCAAGTTGGTAAGCACGCTTTTGATTACAGAAAAACAAGAAAACATGCGATTTTAAACGAAGCAGAAACTAGAAAAAGATTTCCATTGTCTTCAATCTCATCAGAAGAAGAATTTATTGAAACAGAAGAAAAAGAACGTAGAAAGCACGAAACAAAAGAAGAACGTAGGTTGCGAAGAAATATCAGAGCGCAAATGGCAATCGAAAACTTAAGAAAAGAAGAATTAGGATTATAGGAACAGCAAATGACTAAGTTTGAAACAGCGAACGAATTAATATCTTTTGTTAAGGAAAAAGATTTGAAAAGTGGTTTCTATCAAAAAGGGAAAAGGATCCAATGGTTAGTTGGATTTGATATGTCGGGATTTATGCAAGTTACAACTCCAGTACAGGTCAGAAAGTCACGGAGCGGTTTTAATTGCAGTGTGACTAATTGGAATGTTTTGCTAGAAGAAAATTTTCCAAAACTTGATTGGTTTCTTTCGGCAAAATATATTGGAACAGAATTGGAGAAATGAAAATGACTAAGTTTGAAGAGAAATTGGAAAAGTTGCCAATAAAAACAATTCAGCACCCTGTTGGAGATACTAAATATTATACGGCTGTTCATGTTAAAACGTTAATAGCACAAGCAGATGAAGAAATCGTCAATTTAAAATCCCGACTCCAACAGCAAGCCCTGCCAGTCGTGCCTGATTTTGTTGCTGAGTGGATAGAAATATTAAAAACTAAAGGCCTTAAACCACTAAAAAATCCAGAAACATACGGAGAAACTGGATTTACAGAAGAAAAACTACAAAATATTGTATTTTGGATTTCTGAATACCAAGAAGATTATATGCGTGCATGGCTAGACGGCTATCAAGTAGAAAAACCGCAGCTGTTCTATATTGACTTACCAAAAGTTTTTGGATTAAGCGATTCAACTAGCGATTCAACCTTCGTATCAAAAGCGGAAAGTGGAATAATCTTAGAATTTACAAAAGGGAAAGATTATGCATTAAAATTAACAGAACAAGAAATCAAGTCAATTGATGAGCGTTACTGGCAGTTTGCTGTGCCTGTGGAGGATGGAGAATGACAAGAGGATTTAAAAAACTAAACGAAAATGCGACTATTCCAGAACGAGCGACAAAACATAGCGCAGGATATGACATTTCAGCAAGTGAAACAGTTACGATTCAACCTGATGAAATTAAAAAGGTAAGCACTGGGCTAGCTGTTCAACTTGGTGATGATGAAGTATTGAAATTATACGACCGTTCAAGTAATCCAGTTAAGCGTGGCATTGCATTGATTAATTCAGTAGGGATTATCGATTCAGATTACTATCCGCAAGAATTTAAAGGCTTATTTATGAACATCTCAAAAGAGCCTGTAACCATTTTTAAAGGTCAAAGAATAATGCAAGGGGTATTTGTCAAATACCTTAAAACAGACGATGACAACGCAAATGGAAAGCGTACCGGAGGATTTGGTTCAACTGATAAGCATTAAAAGCTAGAAAGCTAGTAAATGAAAGATTTAATTTATAAAAACATTAAGCATTAAAAGCTAGAAAGCTAGTAAATGAAAGATTTAATTTATAAAAACATTAAGCATGGACTTTATGAAATATCATTGATGTTTGGAGTTACTAAAAGCGCAATAAATAATATAAAAAGGTGCAAAGTATGGAAAGAGATAACGAGTAAATACTTTGGTAGCACTGGGGAGGTGTGAAAAAATGATGAAGGAAACAACATGTTATGGCTGTGATAAACCAAATGGACCTGATTATTGGATGATAAGAGGGGAAATTTGGAGTGATGATATTGCATTTTTAGAAGCTCATAATGGTACATCATCAGAAGTTCAAGCAGCGATGGAGGAATGGGAAAACAATGCCGTTCCGTTATATAAAGCTCCTGTCACCACTGACAAATTTTCAGCTGAAAAGCTCCAAAAAGAACTAGAGAGTTGCATCCAGACTTTGATTGAAGCAAGCGAAGCAGCGACTATCATGCAAGATATTGTTGTTGGAAACCTTGTAGATAGAAAGCTTGCAGACCTAGCTAAAACTCATAAACTTGCAGTTGATTATATCGAAAAAGTGACCGGAAAGAATATTGATGTTGTATTAGCTGAAAAACTCCAAGAAATTCGAGTAGAAGAGCTTAAAGATTTTAATTCAAAAATTTTACAAGCAGAACTTGAAAATCAGAAACTACAAAAAGAGATTGATGCTGCTAAAAAATATATTGAAGAATCTTATAAAGCAGATAAAGAAGACAATAAATTACTTGATCTAATTATTGAAGCTGTTGCAAAACTAAAATCAGATAACAAAACTTTGAAAAAGTATATCGAGCATGTTATTGGAACGATTAAACATGATGGGCATTTAGGAACTATTCAAACAGACTGGATTTTGCCTGATTTAGAAAAAGCACTCGCAGCGATTGGAGGGGATGATGACTGATTTAGTGAAAGTGGTGGAGGGGATAGATGACAATTACTGAACAACAATTCTATGACATGCTCAATGTTGATGAACATATGAATTTCACAAATCGAATTCAAGAACTTGTTTTTGATAAAAAAGGACGTGAAGAATTTTATTCTAAAATCTTAAATATCCACCATGACATGGGCATTGATTTCTTTAGAGACTATTTTATGGCTCATTCAGCTGTTTCAGCAAAAGGGCAGCATTATACACCAGATGAACTTGGTAAGCTCACAGCGTTGCTTGTAGGTGGTTCTGGAGGTGCTGATTTAACTGGAGCAGGAACAGGAACTCTAATTATCCAAAAATGGCAAAATGATCGAATGAATGCAGACTTTTTTAACTATTTGCCGAGTAACTATTGGTACCAGGCATTAGAATTATCGGATGAAGCTATTTCATTCTTGATTCATGCCTTTGCAATCCGAGGGATGAATGGTGTAATCATTCATGGTGATGCATTGGAAATGGCCGTGAAGCAAGTTTATTTCATTCAAAACAGTGCTAATAATCCGATTGGTTTCTCAGAGATAAATGTTATCCCTCACAGCAAAGATGCAATGGATTTTTTAGGGATTCATGAATGGACGGAACAGGCAATTGAACATATTGAAAGTAAATTTCCTGACTGGATTCCACTCATAGAAGAAAAGAAAGAACAGATGAGTTTATTTGACGAGTGCGAAAAATGACCGACAAACTAATATCGCTGGTCAATGACTGGCGGGGAGGATTTTATCTGATGCCAGAAGATACTCCAGAAGAAGAATTAAGAGAAGTTGAAGTTTATTGTGATACATGCGGAGACAATGATTCTATTATTGGTCAGTTTTCAAACTGGAATCAACTTAAAAAAGAAATGACTGATGACGAAGGTTGGTGTCCATATTCGGATGAATATTTGCAATCAGTATTTGAGGAGGACGACCAATGAAGCTAATGTGTAAGCTGTTCAAGCATAAGTGGGATTTCCCAGTTGATATTTATGGGACTATCACTTGTGAAAGATGCGGAATTGAGTTGAAAGATTATTGGAGTAAAAAATTCCATTCACAAGATTTCAACCGCTCAGACCTTGATGAGTCTGAGAACGCGTTCCCTGAAAAATGGCTTGATCGAGGAGGTTGTGGAATGAAAGATGCGTCAAAATTAGTTTTATTTACTATTATGGCTATGAGTATTGTATCGCTTATTATATCAATGCCAACGCTGATTGTGACAATGCTTATGGGAATTAATTACCTTGCCCTTAGAGCGCTAATCGCTGTGATTATGGGCACCGTCATTTTCACAATAGCTTGGGTAATATTGAACAACCAAATGGACAAGCCAAAGAAGCGCTAGGTTTTAAATCGAAGGACAACCAGGTAAGTAAAGTTATCAAAAAATATATAAAACCATTGAAAATTGGAGGAACTCATCTTTGGAAAAAATCTGAAATTGAAGATTATAAAATGGGAAAGTTCACAGTCAGAAGAATCCAACGCCAAGACATTGAATTTAATGGAATCAAGTATAAATCTGTAAAAGATATGGCTGCTAATCTAGGATTATCAGAAACTCAATGCTCGAACTATTTACGATTAAAAAGCCTTGAAAAATAAACAAAAAAAGCCCGCTGGGAACGGGCTCAATTAAAGGATTATCTGTCTATATTATATCATATTTGAGAGGAGTAGAAATGCCGAAAATAGACAAATTGGATAGATTAATACGTGATTATGTCAATGGAAATATCGATAAAAGAATCGAGGCTCGAATTGAACAATTAACCTACAAGTCTAAAATTGATAATCTAGGAATCAGAACAGCATATAGTGGAGGTTCAGAAGAAGAACAAGCGTTACTGTTAAGGGAAAAGATTAGAGATGATGCTTTGATACTCCAACTCGAGCATGAGAAATATCAAGTAGAAGCATGGATAAATAGTAGTCAATTTAAAAATGCACGTAATGTTTGTGAAGCTCGTTGGCGAGATGATTTATTTCAATTTGAGATTGAACAGAAATATCGTATGAGCAGAAGTTCAATATATAGAGAATATCGAGGGTTAAAAGAAGCCATTTACCGTTGGTCTGGGTTCAATGCCTAAAAACTTGACACATCCGTGAATCAACGATGACACAACAACGGAACATCACCCCCGTTTTTTAATGAGATAATAGTATCATCAAGAAATTGAGAAAAAAAGAAAAGCTTGTCAGAAATGGCAAGCTTTTTGTGGTGATTGGAGGTTAGAAAATATGAAGCAAAATGGAGCAACCAGTAAATATTATACAGACCCAAAGATTATATCAAGTGTATTAATCATGCGTAATGTAGAAAGAAAAACGGTTCGTGAAATAGCGAAAATTGCTTCACTTTCTCAAACCACAGTAACCAAAATCATAAATGATTATAGTTTGACAGAAAGTTTCGCTGAAATAGTCCAGAAATATCTTGCGGACAATATGGGTGAAGCTGCTGCAGGTATTCTTGAATTGGCTCGATATGGAGAAAATGAACGAGTCAGACTTGATGCTTGGAAAATGATTTTAGGTTTGGGAGGTGTAACAATTGTTGAAAAGCAAGAAGTTACTAATACTATAAATATTAGTCAAAGAAGCAAAGAGATACAAGAACGGATAAAAGAACGGATAAAAGATGAAGAATGATTTTGATTTTTTCATGGACCTAGTTCTTAATCATCCTGTTCAGTTTGGAATAGAGAGTGGATTTGAAGACTTAGAAGACATTCATAACGAATGGATCAAGTCTTTTTTATTTTCTGAGGAAGACGAAACACTTCTGGCTCATCGTGGGTCATATAAAACGACTTGTCTTTCAATTGCTATTGCGATTCTATTGGTCATGTTTCCAAATCAAACCATCATCTTTATGCGTAAAACCGACACGGACGTTATGGAAATTGTCTTGCAGGTTCAGAAGTTATTACAGTCAGACATCTTTCAAGCTTTCTCAGAAGCTCTGTGGGGGAAGTCAGTTACCTTATTGAAAGCAACGACGACTGAGATTGATACTAATCTAAAAGACAGTAATAAGGGGACTTCTCAACTTCTTGCTTTAGGGATTGGTGCCAGCATTACTGGTAAGCATGCGGACATTGTTATCACTGATGACATTGTCAATCTGAAAGACCGTGTAAGTCGTGCAGAACGTGAGCGTACTAAAACACAGTATCAGGAATTGCAGAACGTGAAGAATCGTGGTGGACGTTTCATTAATACTGGAACTCCTTGGCACAAGGAAGATGCGATTTCTAAGATGCCAAATGTCAGAAGATACGACTGTTACGAAACAGGTTTGATTAGTAAAGAACAGTTAGAGCATTTGAGGCAGTCCATGATACCCAGCTTATTCGCTGCTAACTATGAACTGAAACATATTGCTGATAAAGATGCCATGTTTAGCGCTCCAACCTATATTGCTGACGTTAGCAAAATAGCCAATGGAACAGCGCACATTGATGCGGCTTATGGTGGGAGTGACTCAACTGTTTACACTGCTAAAAAAGATAATGTGATGTTTGGCAAGAAATGGGACAAGCATGTTGATGATTGCTTGAATGAGATTGAGCTTATCCACAAGGAATTGAAGCTTGGAACCATCCATGTTGAAAACAATGGGGATAAAGGTTATCTTGCTAAAGAAATTAAAAAACGTGGCATTCCAGTCAAAGAATATCACGAATCACAAAATAAATTTATTAAGATTGCTACCTATTTGAGAGCGGAGTGGTCCAACATTCAATGGCTTGATACTACTGATCCAGATTATATGGCTCAGGTATTGGATTATACAGAGAATGCCGAACACGATGATGCGCCAGATAGTGCAGCAAGTTTAATTAGACAGACTAAAAGTAAAGGAGGTTGGTTAGTATAATGGCAACTAATGTACTACTAAGCAAAGACCCAAAAATTATTGCTTCCGGAATTAAAAATGCGATTCAGGCTGATTTAAAAGACGATAAAAAGAAACTTGCTCAACAAGGTGTAGATTACTATAACTACAAACATGATATTTTAGACAATCGAATTTTTTATATTGATGATAATAATAATCTGAAAGAAGATAAGTACGCTACAAATATCAAAATTCCCAATGCTTTCTTAAATGAATTGATTGACCAGAAAGTCCAATATCTTTTATCAAATCCAGTTGAAATCGAATGTGATGATGACCAGCTGGCTAAGTACCTTGAAGATTATTATAACGAAGACTTTCAATTGTTCCTTAATGACTTACTGACAAACGGAAGTCAGAAAGGCTTTGAATATGTTTATCCTCGGACTACTCCTGATGATGTCATTGTCTTTCAAGTTTTAGACGGATTAAAAATTATTCCTATTTATGATGATTTTAATGTCGTTAAAAAAGTCCTTCGTTACTACTCAAATGACATCGTCAAAGACGGTAAGGTGGTAACAATTAAGACTGCTGAACTATATGATGATAAAGAAGTCATGATCTTTGAAGCTTCTGAAAAAGATAATTATGAATATATCGGTTCACAGCCTCATATTCTTGGAACTAATGGAGAGGAGATTGGCGGTCGTTCATACGACACTATCCCGCTCTATCGTTACCAGAACAATCAGCAGGAACGAACAGATTTAGAACCAATCAAAGCGCTTATTGATGACTATGACTTGATGAATTCTTATCTATCAAACAACTTACAGTCTTTCTCTGATGCCATTTATGTGGTTAGAGGATTTGAAGGTGACTCTTTAGATAAACTCCAAATGAACCTGCGGAATAAAAAAGTTGTAGGAGTTGGAGATGATGGCGGAATTGATGTAAAAGTTGTCAATATTCCTGTTGAAGGTCGTAAGACTAAAATGGAGATTGATAGCGAAAATATCTATCGTTTTGGCTTTGGTTTTGATAGCTCGCAAGTCGGTGATGGCAATGTGACGAACGTTGTTATTAAGTCACGATACACAAGACTAGACATGAAAGCCAATAAGACAGAGGTTCGGTTGAGAGCTTTCTTGAAATGGTCGCTTGATTTAGTCATTGCGGATATTAATCGAAAAAATAACACATCCTACAAAAGCAATCAAGTTGAGTTTGTCATTACTCGTAAAATGCTGGTCAATGAAAATGACCTTGCTAATAATGAAAAAGTTAAAGCTGAGACAAAAGTAGCAAATATCAACGCAATACTTGCTGCCGCTCCCGTTATCGGCGATGATGAAACCTTAAAGCTTATCTGTGAAGAGTTTGAGTTAAATTGGGAAGAAGTGAAAGAAAAACTTTCTACTTCTGATTACAAAGATGTGACTCAAGCAACGGTATAATCTTATGGATGAAAAACAACAAGCATTAAAGAACTTCAAAAAAGCACTCAAAGCAGGGATGCCTGATTCTGAAAAGGATTTAGCTAATCTAAGCAACGACTTAGCGAGTTTCTACCGGAAGTACCTCAAAGACTTAAAAGTACAACTCAAAACTTGGCTTGAACTTTATGACCAAATGAGCTTTTCAGAGCAGCTTCAAGTCGAGCGATTATTGAATGTCGCAAATGTCATTAATAACTTGATTGGAGAGCTTGGAATAAATGTAAGGCAATCTATTAAGGCACACATTGTAAAACAAGGGACTGATGCATATAATAGTGTGTGGTACGAACTAGAACAAAGCAATAACATTCTTCTTGACTTTGATGTTTTAGACCCTCATTACTTGGAAACGATTATGGAGCAACCAGTCGCAGGTAAGCGACTTTCAAAACGTTTGGAAGATAACGTTAATCAGTTGGCCAAAGCTTCAAATAATGCCATTTCTCGTGGATTCATGCAAGGTAAAGCTTATGCGGATATCGCTAGAGATATTTCAACTGAAACGCAAGCTAGTTATAAGCGAGCGGTAAGGATTGCTAGAACTGAAAGCGGACGAGTAAGCAGTATTTCCACTCAAAAAGCATATAAAGAAGCCACAGGTAAAGGAATAGACCTTAAAAAAATGTGGCTTGCTACCTTAGACGGTCATACTCGTGAAGACCATCAGCATGTTGATGGACAGATTCGAGAAGTTGATAAGATGTTTCAAGTTGGTGGATATGATGCATTGGGTCCACATCAAGTGGGTGTGCCAAGTGAAGATATTAACTGCCGATGTACAACCCGTCCTATTGTACACGGTATTATGCCAACGGTTCGGCGCAATAATATCACTGGTAAAGTTGGCGAATGGAAGAGTTATGATGATTGGTTGAAGGAACAAGGCAAGAAAAATAGTGGTAAAAATATTCCAGTTTCATTGAAAGGTCTGAACGATGATTATTTAAACGAGAAACGTGAAGAATCAAGGTTAAAAGCTGGGCGAGTTAATGCTAAAAAATATGGGAATTGAAGTACTAGTTGCTCCCGAAGAGGTTTTAAGATTCAATCCATATATGGATAAATATCATAAAGGAAGTCTTCCGATTGAGGTACTACAAAAACTAGGAAAACATTATAAATGATAAGCGTTTGTCACTGACAGGCGCTTTTCTTATGCCCTGAACATGGCATAAAACTGTTCAAATTCGACTAGACACGTCGTAAAAAGTGCAAGCATCGTGAGAGCGACCTCGTATAAAAGCGTAGGTGTGAGGAGGAAGAAAATGACATTTGAAGAGTATTTAAAATCTCTTGGGTTAGATGATGAGCAAGTGGCGTCCATTACTGCAGGAATGGAAGAAAATAAGTTCTATCTAACTTCTGAACAGAATCTTGAAGAACGCTATAACAAGGCTGTTCAACAACGAGATGAAGCCAAAGAGCAACTCGATGAAAGTAATGAAAGAATTACTGAACTTGAAGCTGCTGCCGAAGAAGTTCAAAAAACTTTAGAGTCTAATCAATCTGAGTTAGAAAAACTTGAAGAACTTCAAGGTCAAGTTGAAACACTGACAAGAGAAAATAGCTCAATCAAGCGTACTACTAAGCTTGAAAAATTGCTGACTAAAGCTGGTGTTAATGACATTGACTATATTCTCAACTATAAAATGCGTGGTGGAGAAGATTTAGAAGTTGGAGAAGATGGAGAGTTTACTAACTTCGATGACAAGCTCAATGAATTGAAAGAAAGCTATCCAAAATACTTTGAGGCCCCTGAACCTCCAAAAGATCATAAGGGCTGGACTCCTCTGGATAACATCCCTAAAGACGGTAAAAATGTAGATTTTGACCCGTTCTCAGAAAAAATTGCCAAATATAACCAATAGGAGGAATCACTTTGGAAGACAAAGAAAAACAACCGATTACGGTTGCACAGCTTAAGGAAGCTGGAATTGACAAACTTATCGCTGGACTAGCAGAGGCCATTGATAAAGAAGATGACGCAAATGTAGGTAAAGCACTGCAAGACCTTACAGAAGGCCTTAAAAAAATTGATTCGCCAGATGATAAAGAAGATGACGAAGAAAAACCTGATCCATTTGCTGATAAAGTCGCAAAATATGTTCCACAAGGGAAATAAGAGAGGTAAAAAAATATGACAACTAATAACAACCAACTAAACGCACGTCGTTATGAACCACAATATAAAGGTATTCTTGCCGCAGTATTCAACGCTAAATCCGCATTCTCTGGTGCATTTGCTCCAATTCAAACAGTTGACGGGATCACATTTAACACCAAAGCCTTTTCTGTAAAAACTAATGCTACACCAGTAGTAATTGGAACTTACAGCAAAGACCCTAATGTAGGTTTTGGAACTGGAACTGGAAACTCTTCACGTTTTGGTAACCGTACTGAGGTTATTTATGCTGATACTGATGTTGATTTCAGCTATGAATTGGTAATTCATGAAGGAATTGATATTGCCACAGTAAACGCTGGACTTGACGATGCAGTAGCTGACCGTTTGGAAGCTCAATCAATTGCTCAAACTCGTTACATGAACCAAAAGAACGGTAAATTCTTGTCTGATAACGCAAGCAAAACACTTGCAATGATAGATGCCAATAGCAAATACACAGAAGAAAATATCAATGCTTTGTTCAATGCTGCTGCAAAAGAATTCACTAATAATGAAATCGATGCAGATAAAACAGCCTACCTTGTTCCTGATTTATACCAAGCAGTTGTTGATTTGACTAATGCAACTTCACTAAAAGGTGCAACTGTCAGTCTTGATAATAACACTGTTCCGAAATATAAAGGGTTCAAACTTGAAGAAACTCCTGATAAATACTTTGTTTCAGGCGAAGTTGCTTATTTTGCTGCTGATCAAGTTGCTGTTCCATTTGTTGGTATTGCTACAGCTCGTACAATTGATTCAGAAGCCTTTGACGGTAAAGCACTCCAAGCTCATGCTAAAGGTGGTCAATTCATGCTTGAAGACAACAAGAAAGCTGTCTTGAAAGCAACTGCCCCTAAACCCCGATGATGCCCCGGAGAAAGGGGCTATCCCAGATAATAGCTGGACAGTAAACGAAATCAAGAGTTATCTTGACCAGAAAGGGATAGCTTACACCAGCTCAATGGTAAAAGCTAACTTGCTCGCTTTAGTGGGAGGTTAATTATGATTATCACGCTAGATGAAGCACAAAAAATCAACCCTAGTATTACTCAAGAAACGCTCGATGGATTAGAGCAGTCTATTCGTGCTCTAACGCATAATAAGTTTCAAAACTTGAACGTTAGATTTTATCAGTTCAAAGTAACCGATGAAAATACTTTATGGTTCAATGACACGCTTTCTTTTCTTCGTGTTGGTGAAACAATTGAAATCAGTAATACCTGGAGTCAGACGGGTTCAGGATTAAATCAGGATATGGGCGTGAATGATGGCTTGTATGTGATTGAAGAAATCAACGACAAGACAATCAAGCTTAAAGATGCGGAGTTGTTTAACGGCAACTTTCAAAGTGCTTTTATCACTAAGATATCCTACCCTCCTGACATTGTTGAGGGGGTCAAAAAATTGCTCCAGTATGATGTAACTATGGGGGATAAGCTTGGTATCAAGTCTGAAAGCATTGCTCGAATGAACATCACTTACTATGACATGAATTCGAGTGAATCAATCAATGGATATCCAGCCAGTTTATTTGGCTTTCTGAAAAAATATAAGAAAATGAGGTGGTAAGATGTATGCACCTCAAACTCTTTTGATACAAAAAAAAAATCGAACCCCTGACGGAATCGGTGGTTTTAAATTTGATTTTGAAGACTTCACAACAGTTAAAGGCTATATCGACTTAGCCTCCGGAACCGATCAGGCAGTAAATCAGAATGCATTCATTAAAGAATCGACTCACTATGCGATTATCCCTCAATATGTCAGTGGAATAACCGAAGACATGGAATTAGTTGATGAACAAGGAAATACCTATTCAATCACTTATGTTGATGATCCAATGGGTATTCACCATCATCTTGAAATTTATCTGACCTTCAAAAAGGAGTAAGATAATGGCTAAAAATGATTTTGAAATTGAAACGAATGTTGATGGAGTCACTAAAGTCATTATGCAAGCGGCAGAACGTGCCCTTGAAGCAGCAAGCATTCATATGGTCGGAGAAGTTAAAGATAGAGCGCCTGTCGAATCTGGTGAGCTAAGAAGAAGTATTTCAAGGACAATTGATAATTCTGGCGGAAAACTTGTTGCTAAAGTTGGAAGTAATCTACAGTATGCTGTTTATCAAGAATTCGGAACAGGAGAATTTGCAGAAAACGGTGCTGGAAGAAAAGGCGGTTGGGTCTATGAAGGACCTGACGGAAAAGTACACTTTACACGAGGGAGCAAACCTAAGAAATTCTTGCGTGATGCTTTTAGAGCAAACAAGAAAAATATCAAATCAATTATCAATGCAGAAATGAGGAATTTGTAATGGATAAACTCATAGCTTATATTACTACTCTTCTTCAAGAAATCCATTCAGAAACATACTATTCTAAGAATAATAGTGGAAAAGTAACCTATCCTTATTGTACTTTTGATATTGATACGAGCTTTGAAGAAGATAGAAACCAAGAAACTGTTTCGATTGACTTAGATATTTTCGACTTAAACCCAAGTTATGAAAACATCTTTTTGATTGAGACAAAGATTAAACAAGAACTTGCTTACAAGCGTGACCTTAATGAATATTTTGGCGCGAATTGGAAGTATGTTCGAGCAAATAATATTCCAACAAGTCAAGATGAACTGCTTAGGCGTTCATTGCAGTTGGAAATTACAATAGACTGGAGAAAATTATAATGGCATTACCAAAAGTGGGGTTTACTCCCGAAAGTCCACAGAATTTTATTGTCGATTCGGGCGTTATTGTTCGAGATTTAACATATGATAAATCTACAGGATTTACAGGTACACCGATTGGTGCGACCTCTGGTGGAACAAAAGTAGAAATCGAAATTAAAAAACGTTTAATGGAAGTCGATGGTGCATACATTACACCGGTAAAAGGATTGGAGGTTGTGGAAAGTTTCACAGCCAAAATGTCTTCTAAATTAAAGGAGTTTAGCCCTGAAACGATTGCTTTAATTTCTGGTGGAACAGCCCGTGCTGCAACTAAAGATGAAGCGCCAGATGGATATCAAGTGATTGAATTTGAACGTCAGGTAAAAGATGGTGATTATATTGACAACATTGCAATTTATGGTTTCCAACGTGGAACGAACAAAGAGATTATTGTCGTTCTTGATAATTGTCTTGTGACAAGTACATTTGGTCTTGACACAAAAGACAAAGAAGAAGCGACAAGTGATCTTGAATTTACTGCTCATGCCACGCCTGAACAAATGTTGGTAGGAGAAATGCCTTGCCGTATCTTCTACCCATCGACGGCATCCATTATTGCAACAGGTATTACATTGAATAAAACGACGCTTAGTCTTGCAGCAGGTGCGACTGAAACTTTAAAAGCAACTGTAGCTCCTGCAAATGCTACTAATAAAACAGTGACATTTACTTCAAGCGATCCATTAGTGGCTACTGTAGATAATAAAGGAAAAATAACTGCTATTAAAGACGGGACAGCTACTATTAAAGCTACTACAGCGAATGATAAAACAGCAACCCTTGCATTGACTGTCACTCCAGCATAGTACCATTTTGAAAGGGAAAATAAAATGACTTTAGAATTACGTGAACTAAACGGTGGAGACCTAGAACAATTACTTAGTATTTTTGCAAAGCTTGACATCATTGATGAATTGACGGCTGTCTTTGAAGGACGCACACAATCTGCGGACATTGATGTTGAAAAAGAAGGAATTGCTATATTTGCAAAATTAGCCAAAAAAGCAATCACAAATCTTAAGCCGGTAAAACATGAGCTTGATGAACTTCTCGCCAATTTGACAGGGATGACCGTTGAAGAAATCAATAAAGTTCGTTTGATTGACTATTTGAATGGAGTAAAAGCAATATTCAAAGATGGACAAATTACCGATTTTTTCGGCTCTATGCTTTCCTAGAAAATAGTTCAGACGGATATTTTAGATTCAAAGATTTATTTTTTAGAAGATATAGCAATCCACTAGCTTTACTTAAGAGCTTTTCTCTTAGTAAAGCAGTGGATTTTTATTTTTACGCTCAATCTGAAGAGCAAGAAGACCGAATTTTTCAACAGTACCTTCATACTGATATGACCATAAGTTTTGCGGAATTCAAAAAAGCCCTTGGTTATAAGTCGTTAAGGCAGTCCAAGAAGAAAAAAAGCGAAATAGTGACTAAAGATGAAGAAATCAAGCGTCTTAAACGTGCGAGTCAATTTATCAATTTTAATGGGGAAGGAGGAGAATAATGAACGAATTGTTCAAAATTTTAGGAACAATTGCGATTGATGGAAGTAGCGCAGAAAATGAATTAAATAAAACTGCTGGGAAGGCGGAGAGCGTTGGAAGTAAAATTAAAGCCTCAACTATCGCAATTGGTACTGCTATAGGTGAGCTTGTTGTTAAAGGCGCCCAAAAAATCGCTTCTTATGCTGGAGAAGCCATGAATGCCAGCGATGCCCTTAACAAATATACTTCCACGATGAAATTTGCAGGTTTTAAAGACGCAGATATCAATAGATCACGTAACGTTTTTAAAAAATATGCTGATGATACGGTCTATGATTTAAATACCATCATGAATACTGGGGCTCAACTAGCAGCAAATGGGATTAAAAATTTTCAAAGCTTGACTCTCTCAGCTGGTAACCTGAATGCAGTAGCTGGAGGAAATGCGGATACTTTCAAATCAGTTGCAATGGTGATGACTCAAACAGCCGGTGCAGGTAAACTTACCACTGAAAACTGGAATCAATTAGCTGACGCAATTCCTGGAGCGTCTGGTATGCTTCAACAAGCTATGAAAGACAATAGCGCTTATACTGGTAATTTCCGTGATGCCATGCAAAATGGACAAATTACTGCTGATGAATTTAACCAGGCTATAGAGCAATTGGGAAATAAACCAGTTGCAGTTGAAGCGGCTAAAAGCATACAGACATTTGAAGGAGCAATCGGAAATATGCAAGCTTCGGTTGTCACTGGTTTAAATAATGTCATTGACGCTTTCGGTAAAGGAGGCATGACAAATGCTATTACTCAATTTGGAAGTGGTGTAGAAGGCGCATTTAATACTGCTGTCACTTGGATTAACAAAGGAAAAGAGGTTATTGGTGACTTCCAAGCTCGTCTGAAAGAAAATGGAGCGATTGATTCATTCAAACAGCTTTTTAGTTCTATTCAAATAGCAATTGGTACAGTAAAAGATATTATCGGTCAACTGTGGCAAAGTTTCACTGGTGGAGCTTCGTCTAAGGATATGATGAAGGGCTTAGCAGACGCAGTGAAAAGTTTTGCTGATAATGCAACTAATGCAATTAATAGTATAGGAGGATTTCTAACACAACTCCAACAAAGCGGACCAGCTATGGATGTATTAAAGGCTGCTATCGTGGGAATTGTTGCTGTTATTGCAGCATATAAAACTAGTTTAATAATTTCTACTGCTGTTACAAAGGCATCGGCAGCTGCTCAATGGCTTTTAAACGCAGCAATGAATGCAAATCCAATTGGTATAATTATTGGTTTAATCACTGCCCTCGTAGCTGGTTTAATCTATTTCTTCACCCAAACCACAACAGGGCAACAAATCTGGCAAGGCTTCATGAATTGGTTACAATCAGCTTGGACTTCAATCAGTTCATTCTTCTCTGGATTGTGGCAAGGCATCATCGGGTTCTTCCAAAATGCTGGTAGTACCGCTCAAAATATATGGAATAGCGTAGTATCGTTCTTCCAATCAATACCTGGTAATATTTCAGGATTCTTCAGCGGTATTGGTTCAGCTATAGGTGGTTTCTTTACAAGTGCTGGTAACAATATTAGAAATATTTTTAATGCTGTAGTAAGCTTTGTTAGTTCCATTCCGGGCAGAATTATAGGTTTCTTTAGTAGTGTTGGTTCAGCTATTGGAGGATATTTCAATAATGTGAGCAACAATATAAGAAATGCCTTTAACAATGCAGTATCTTTTGTTTCAGGTATTCCGAGTAAAATAGCAGGTTTTTTCAGTGGAATTGGTGGTAGAATTGCAGATTTCTTTAGAGGAATTCCAAATGCTATCGGTGCTATATTTAAAGGCATAAAGGTGCCAACACTTCATATTAGCGGCAGCCTTAATCCAATTGATTGGGTAAAGCATGGTAAAATGCCTAAAATTGATTTCTATGCAAAAGGCGGAATTATGGACGGTCCCACTTTATTCGGATTCAATGGAATTAATCCTATGATTGGTGGTGAAGCGGGTCGTGAGGCGATTCTTCCGCTTAATGAGAAAGTTCTTGGGCAAATCGGGAAGGGTATCAGTGATGCTTCTGGCGGAAGTAGTAATGGATTAATATTCAACCAATACAACTACAGTCCAGAAAATATTGATGCACGTACAGCGTCTAAATACGCCAAAAGAGAGGGTAAAGATATGCTTCGTACACTTAGAATTAGAGGTAATTAATCATGCAAATTGTATATAAAAATACTAATGGGGAGCAAGTTGTTCTTGGACAGCAACCTCCTTTTTTAGTTACTTCAAAAAAAGGGTTTGCTCAGGTTGATAATGTCATTACCAAACAAACTCAGTATGGGTTGGATGGCTCTATCTTAATCAATCAACAGCTTGACGATAAGGAGATTGAAATTGAAGGGGAATTTATTGCCAGTGATTCCAGTGATTTAGAAAATAAAAAAACACAACTTGCCAGTATTTTTAATCCTAAATTAGCAGGAACGCTTACTTATTTCCCAGATAATGGAGGAGCTTATAACCTGGATGTGTTGGTCGAAAAATTTTCAATGAATAAATCATCAACAAACCTAAGTCAAGTTTATAGTATTAACTTTCTATCACTTGATCCCTATTGGGTAGATAAAAACCAAGCTGATAAGCTTATTCCTTTATCTACTTTAAAGAAAAATTTAACTTTTCCTTTAAGGATATCAACTGGATTCACGTTCGCGGTAAGGTCTTCAAACAATATCCAAACTATTGTGAATGATGGCGATGTCTCAGTAGGGATGGTTGTTATTTTAGAATTCAATGGTGAAGTAACCAATCCAAAAGTTTTAAATGTGACAACTGGAGAATATTTCAGACTAGAGAACACTTACAAAGTTGGAGAAATCATCAGAATTGTCACTCTTAGGGGTGAAAAAGAAGTCTTACTGACTACGAGAGATGGTACAGAAAAAAATAACCTTGAATTTTGGGATGAAGATAGTATTTTCTTACAACTTGATAAAGGCAATAACTTTTTCCAATTACAGGCTGATTCCGGTTCAGAAAATATGATTGGTACTGTAAGAATTAGTCCCAAAGTATTAGGAGTTTAAAATGCAAAGAATTTTACTTACTTATCAGTGGTTGGGTGATTTCAACTTCGCAAAAGCAAAAATTTTTGATGGCTTCTGAAGTCTTGCAAAATCCTCATCTGTATAAAAACGTGCGCCGGATTCGGTG